TGAAGCAAATTCGGATTGGGGGGTGGCATCGGGATTGCTAAAAAAAGCAAATGCCGGGGATAAAAAAGCGGCCAAAAAATTAAAAAAAATTGGGAAAGCCCCAATGTACAGAGAAGCGTAAAACAAGGTGAATTTTATCCAATATTTGATCCATCAATATTTAAGAATATAAAAGGAGTAAGATCATGTCAAAAGATTTAATAACGACCAGACTAAAATTAAGAAATGTTTTCCCTGAAATGGTGAAGGGTGAAGATGGGCTTGATCTTGATACTCCATTTATCCGGAAGGGAATAGTCCCTGCTGACTTGGATATTAAAGAAGATGAGAGAGCTATCATCAGTTATATTAATACAGGGGCAAAGGATCGAGATAATGAGATTGTACTGCCTTCTGGTGCTGTTTTAACTGATTACAGAAAGAACCCTGTAGTGTTGTTTGGGCATAACTATTCTTCTTTGCCTATTGGTAAAAATATGTGGATTAAATCTGATGAAAAGGGTCTTATTGCTAAAACACAGTATGCCAATCATGAAGAAGCCGACAAGGTTTACCAATACAGAAAAGACGGTTTTCCTTTAGCCGAATCAATTGGGTTTATTCCCCTTGAGTACAAGACCCCTAAATATAAAGATGGACAAGCAGTATGGGATAAAAATGATCTTGAGTATATGGGGTTGACTGCTAAAGATGTCAAAGGTGTCCGAGCAGTCTATACAAAATGGTCTATGCTTGAGTATTCTGATGTTGCTGTTCCTTCTAATCCAGAAGCTATGGAGCTTGCGAAGAGTAAAGGGCTTGTGCCAGAAGAGAAGGTAAAAGTCCATGAAAAAGATTGTGAATGTGAAGCCTGTGAGAATGCTAAGAAGAATCTGGATCAAACTATTGAATTTGACGATGGCTTAGATGATGACAATGAAGAAAAGGAACTAACTACTGAAGAATTGTCCAGAATCTTGGTAAGGAATGGGGAATTCCTGCGAGACATGAGCAAAACCATAGCAGATTTAAAGGTGGAGCTCAAAACAATACAAGAGGATAAGGCACACTCCGAACATGAGAAAGAATAATATACATTCTCATTTGATGAGGAAGAGAAAGAAGAGAAAGAAGTGAATTATGCTTCAATTATAAAAGAAGCCATTAAATCAGCATTAAAAGACAACAAAGAATCAACTTTGAAGGATATTAAAACATTGACCAAAGAGGTCTTTGATAAAATGTCCGGCAAAGTGATAAAATCTTAGAGGGATCAGGCACAAGCTGGAGATCCAAAAAGATAAATATTAAGTACTAACTAACCAAGGGGAATAAAATGGAACTAAAAAAGGAAGAATTTGCCCAGCTTGTAAAAGATCAGGTGGGTGAAGTAATCACAGAACACAATGAGGGTTTCCAGGAAGAAGTTAAAACAACCATTGCTGCTTCTATCGTTGAGATGCAGGAATCAATTAAATCTCATGCACTCAAATTTCAGGTTGATCCTGACAAAAAAGAGAATCCATCTGGATACAAATCCTTTGCTGAATTTGCTCAGGACGTATTTAAATGCGGCCCATCCGGTCAGGGAACAACTGAAAGCATGAAATCCTACCAGAAGGGAATAAAAGCTGCCGGAACTGGCATGAATGCTTTTGATTCTGAATCTGGCGGATATCTTATTCCTGATGAATTCCGCTCAACCTTGCTCAGCGTGGCTATTGATAAAACAAACATTCTGCAAAAGACTATGAAGATTCCAATGTCTTCTAACAGTATTGATATTCCGTTTGTAAGTGGTTTTGATCGCTCCGGCGGTCTGGTGCATGGTGGGGTTCAGTTTAACTGGCTTGAAGAAGAAGCTCAGAGAACAGAAACTAAACCTAAACTTGGCAGAATCGGTCTTAAGCTTAAAAAGCTTGCTGGTCTTTGTTATGCTACAGATGAAATCCTGGAAGACTCCCCAATCAGTATGGAACCTCTCTTGAAAGCAGCTTTTACTGATGCATTAGCTTATACTCTCGATGGTGCTTTCCTTAATGCTTCTGGTGCTGGTACTCCTCTTGGTGTTATGAATGCTCCTTGTAGAATTGAAGTGGCAAAGGAAACTGGACAGGGTGCTGATACTATTGAGTGGGAAAACATTATCAATATGTACTCCAGATTATGGAGAACAGCTGGCGCAGTATGGCTTGCAAATAAAGATACGTTGCCTCAACTTGCCACAATGAGTATGCCAGTTGGCACAGGCGGTGTTCCAGTATGGTTACCAGCTAACGCAGCAGCGGGTCAACCAAACAGTACATTACTTGGTTTGCCAGTTATCTTTTCTGAACATTGCAGAACAGTTGGAGATGCAGGTGACCTTATCCTTGCAGATTGGTCTCAGTATCTTGTTGGTCAGAAAACAACTGGATTAAAGTTTGCCTCATCTGTTCATCTTAAATTTGATTATGACCAGACAGCATTTAAGTTCACCCTGAGAATTGATGGACAACCATGGTGGAAATCAGCCCTTACTCCAAGATATAGCTCAAGCACATTAAGTCCTTTTGTTACTCTTGCTGAAAGAACATAAGTAAGGCTGAATAAAAATAAAATAACTCTTAAAAGGAGAATATAAAATGAAGAACGGAAGAATGTTTCAAGATTTCCACCCTATCCACTGCGCACCATCTGGGATTATAGCAGCGAATGAGGATATGTTTAATGGTGACCCTGCAACCGACATAATTAATCTTGCAGAGTATGGAAGTATTATCTTCTTTGTTATTTTGAATGCAAATGCAGGTTCTGGTGCAGCAACTATCACAGTTGAATCCTGTGATACAGTTGTTCCTGGTACGGCTACTGCTGTTGCTTTCAAATACTGGTCTTGCACCACTCCTGATGTTTGGAGTGATATGACCGCTGCAACTTCTGCTGGCTTTTCTGCATCTGGTTCCGATAATATGTATGCTATTGAGATTTCTGCGGAAGCACTTTACAGTACTGATGCTTTTGTAAGAATCCAGTGTACAGAAACTCAGTCTGATGCTGTTGATGGCGCAATTATGTGTATTGCTGGCAGAGGTCGTTACACTCATGAAGTACAGGGAACTGCTTTAGTATAAATCTTTAACCAGAGAAAGAAAGTAACTTTTTAGAGAAAGAAAGGGAGAATTAAAAATGCAAATGGTTAAAATAGTAAGTCCAAACGGTTGGATGGGGCATCCCAAAGGATCAGTAGTTGATCTCGATGCCGATTTTGCTGACAAACTTGTTGATAGGAAAGTGGCTGTTAAAAAAGATAAGAAAAAAGCTGATCCTAAAAAGGAAATTAAAAAAGCCCCAAAAGACAAGATGGTACGCAGCAAAAAAACAAAATAACCTTTCGTCATTTATTTGACGCTACTAATTAGTGAAAGGAAGTACAATGGGAAAATTAAGATGTGAGTACAACTGGCAAAAAACAGGACAGCAGGTGTGGTTTGATGGCACTACTTTTGAAACTTTAATAACTACTTATCCAAACCAGTTTGTTGAGGAGTTCCATGGTTCTGATGGCGGAGATATCTTTGATGGTACGGTTACATGGAAAACTGTTGATGTTGGTGATGCTACTGAGGCTATTGTAGCCAATAAAGATCAGTTTCTTCTTCATCTGCATGCCACATCTGAAGCAGAAGATGCAGTCTTGTATTTTGAAGATGAGTTATCTTTTGATGTTGGTAATGGTCTTATTTTTGAAGCTGCTGTTGACATGGCTGTTTCTCCTGGCACTGGAGTGGCTGCCGTATTTGGTATGGCTGGGCCGCACAATCTTGACAAAGATACTATTGCGAATCATGCCTGGTTTAGATTCCAAGCAAATCTAACTGGATTGGTAGAATCTGATGATACCACCAATAATAATGATGATATAGCAACAGGCTTAACCGCAGTAGCCGGAACAAGAGATATTTATAGGATTGATTTCACAACTCTTGCAGATGTTAAATTTTATGTAAATGGAGCCAGGGTTGCTGCCGGAACTACTTTTGATATGTCGAATCTTTCAGCAGCAGAACAACAGATGCAGCCATATTTCAGTCTTGATAAGGCTTCTGGAACTGGCCTGGGTGATATGAACATTGAATATGTAAAAATATTCAGCAACAGGTCATAAATGATTTGGGCTGGTTGGCTTGGTTTCTTTTTTCTTTCTCGGTCAAGCTAACTTTGCCCAATTTGTAAGGATATATAAATGATTACATTAGCACAAGTCAAACAAGAACTGGATGTATCAGGCACAGATTACGATACTTTAATCACATGGTTGATATCCAGTGTTGAATCTGTTTGGGATCAGATGACCAATAAGGAATGGGCATCAGGAACGCATACGGAAACTTTCAGCGGTACTGGCGAAAAATGCTTGTTTTTAAGCAATCCTTCAATAAATGATATCATATATATATCCGTAGGCGAAACCAATGTTATTTCCATAGAGAACACAGCAGATAACGCTGTTGCTTCTGTATCAGTTAATAGTACTGGCTTATCCTTAACTTTAAATGGATCAACCGATGTTTCTGTAA